TGGAGCGAGCCATGTTCGTGGCGACGCTGGACAGCAGAACCACGGAGCTGTGCAGGAGCCTGAATGGCCGGGTGTATCGGCTGGAAGATGCGCCAAGGCCTCCGCTACATCGGAACTGCGTTCCGGGAGACGCTCTCGTAACGCCCTGTGGCCGGGTCGCGGCGGTTAGTCGTCGGTGGCACGAGGGCTTTCTCTACATCCTCCGCACTGCCGATGGCGGTGAGGCCAAGATGACCCCAAACCACCCGGTACTGACTGACCGTGGCTGGCAGCCGGCGAAGAAGCTCAAGCTGGGTGATCGCGTGTTCCAGTCCCGCTTCCAAGGGGAACATGGGCGTGGCCCAGAGGATCAGCAGGTGATGACTGCTGAGGATTTGGCGACTGCGTTCAGGGAAGCGCCTGGCGTGATCACCGTAACGGTGCCAGTGGCCCCCGAAGACTTCCATGGCGATGGAGAGGGCACCTGCACCCGCCGGCCGGATCAGAAAGTCGGCGTTGTATCGGTCGATCGGAGCCTGGCGGTCAAACTCAATTCCCCGCTGCTGCAGCTGATCAGCGACCCTCTCTTCAGCGATGCTGCTGCTCTTGCACCGCTGCTGAGCACGGCGTTGGAGCGCGGCGTCGGTGTATTTCATGCCCCTTACGGCGTTGTGAGCCTTCTCAGTGAGGGCAAGACGGTCCGCCGGATCGAGACGAGCCATGCGAGCGAATTGCTGCGCAGAGCGATCACGAAGCGGGATCCCCTGCTCACTGAGGATTTGCTGGAAGGCAGTTACCGGGATGTTGAGCTGTTTGGCGACACCATTGACCCCAATTCCGCTGGCGTAGAGGTCGAGGGCGGCTTGGATGGTGGCTTGGGTGATGGGCCCCCTCCTGTTCGGCTTGGGGCAGTCGGCGAGGAAAGGCTGGGTTCGGAGCCAGGTTTTGGAGACTCCGAAAACCTGGCCGATGGCAGCGAGCGTGTGACCCTCAGCCCTGAGGGCTTTGATCTGGTCGATCTGGTCGGAATCGAGAAAGTGCGTTTTGCGGGGCATGTCTACAACTTGGAGACAGAGCTAGCTACCTATGGCGTCAATAGCCTACTCACCCACAACTGTCGATCCGTACTGAAAGCTGACTGGGGAAGCTCCCGGCCAACAGAAGAGATCAGGACGCCGGTGGACTGGTTGCGGGCGCAGCCGGCGGACGTGCAAGACCGGGTGCTGGGGGAAGCTGGCGGCAATGCCTTTCGGGAGACCGGATCACTGGTTGATCCGGCCCGACGCGGCAGACGCTGAAGCGCTCAGCGCAACAGATCGGCCATGGTCATCGTGGGCGCGTTGGCCACCACGGCAGCGGCGATGCAGTAATCGCTCAGCACCTGGCGCAGGGCCTGGCGAAGGCAGTCCACGGTGGGTTCGGCGATCTTGCCGGTGATGAAGCGGCGACCGTGGCTGCCGGATACGGGCACCGTGAAGGTGTAACCGGAAGTCCAGGCGAGGGCCTCGGTTTCCACCTTGGCTGAGGCAAGAGCTGCGTCGAAGGCGGCAGCGACTGCTGGGTTGATGGCCACTGGTAAGCGCAGCCCCGAAGGCTGCCGAGTGGGGATCCCTCCCCTGTGCACAAATCATACCACGTTTAGCTAGGGACGGCTAGGGTTCGCGGATCAGGCGGTTCATTTCCCATTCGTTCATCCATCGGACCACTTGATCGCAGACTGGGTTTCTTGCCCCGTAACAGGCCGTCAGTTGAGCCTCCAGCCGGGATGGGAGGGACGGGAGGGACCACACCGTCAACGCGGTCAGGATCGCGGCGGTGGTGAGCAGGTAGTTCTTCAGGGAAGGGTTCATGGTGTGAAGGAGCAGGGAAGGAGTGGCCGCCGAAGCGGCCCGGTGAGTGTCAGAAGCCGAAGCGGCCTGGGTAGTCGGAGCGAGGGGCGTCCAGAAGGAGCGGCGCAACTTCTCTGATCCAGTTGGCGCGGGCTTCGATCCAGGTGTCGCCCCAAATGTCGGTGCCGTCTACGCCTTCGGGAAGCCAGTCGTAGCTGGTCAAGATGCCGACCCCTTCGACGCCATCACGGGCGCCTTTGAGGATGGAGCGGATGCAAGGCAGGGCCTCAAAGCGTGCGTAGTCGCGGGGCCAGGGATGGACTTTGATGGTGGTCATTGGAGAAAGGAACAGGGTGAAGGCCGCCGAAGCGGCCCGGTGAAGCTCAGTCGTCGTCGGTGATCACCTCCCACTCAGCGCAGGGCGGAACCAGCGCGGCGGCCTCAGCGAGGCTGGAAGGCAGGCTTTCGATGTCGCTCACCTCCACCTCAAAAGTGGCCCCGAAGACGGGCCAGGTGATGGTCTCCTGCGGGTCGGAAGCGCTGACGGTGAGTTCGCCATCGGCAACGATGACGAGGGTGTCACCGTTGGTGTCCCAGCTGGTGACGGTGAAGGAGTCGAGTTCGGTGAACATGGCGGTGAAGCGGGTGGTAAGTGGGGGCCCTCTCGCCCCCGATGTCCGTACTATACACCACTAGCTAGCTAGTGGCAACACTCAGAGGGAAGGGCGCCAGCCGTGGCGCCAGGCCAAGCTGATGATCGCCTGACGGCTGTGGCTGAACAGGCGCACGCCCTTGTCCTCCAGGAACTCAGACGCCGCCTCTTCAAAAAAGTCGCTGGTCTCGGCCTGCAGCAGCAGGCTGTCAAGGGTGTGCTGGTGACGGGTCGCCATGACGGCAATCTCCACGGTGGGGTAAGCGGGCTCTCGCCCATGCCCTGATCATACCACCCTGGCTAGCAGATGGCTACATGCTGGGCTGTTCTGCCGGGGTAGCTAAGATCGGACTGACACACCCTTCGCTATTCCATGACCGTGGACACCGGGGCGGCGCCCTCCACTGAAACCACGAGTGACGCTCAGGCTGAAGTTGACCGGCTGAAAGCAAAGCTCGCCGCCGAAGTCTCCAGCCGCGAAAAGCTGGAAGCCAAGCGGGTCGAGCTGCTCACAGAAGCCAAGCGCAACAAGAGGCTCACCCGACTCGTCGAAGCCGCTGGGCTGACCGACGACGACGATGAAGAGCTGGAAGCCAAGATTGCCGAGATCCTGGCCCGATCTGGCCAAGGCTCTACTGATGCCAAGACCGACGAGAAGCAGGACGCTGGCAAGGATGCTGCTCCTGACCCCCTCCTGAAGTCCGAGATCGCCAAGCTCACTCGTCAGCTGGAGGCCGTGCAGCGCAAGGCCGACGAAGCCGAGCGTCGTGAGCAAGAGGCCCTCAAGCGTCAGCAGGAAGACAAGATCGAACGCCTTGTCGTCGATCACCTGGCCAAAGCAGGTTGCCGCCGGCCCGGCCACGTCTTCAGGCTCAAGAAAGCCGAGTTCCACCTCACCGACGACGGCAGCACGGTTCTCTGCGGTCCCGACTACGACCCCAAGACCCTCACGGATCTCGTCGAATCCCTCAAGGAGGATGACGAGTTCGACATTTACTTCTCCGGCAGCGGGGCCACTGGTTCAGGCGTGGGCACCCGTGGTCAAGCTGGCGGCGCAGCAGGCGCTCACACCGGCCGCAATCCGTTCAGTGCCGATTCGATCAACCGCACTGAGGCCGTCCGGCTCTACCAGAAAGAGCCCGAGAAGGCCAAGCGCCTCATGGCTGAGGCCCGAGCCGCCGGCAAGCTGGACGCCAGCCTGGCCAAGTTCCTGGGCTGATCCAACCAGGATTCGCTCAAGCCGTCGCAGGGGCCTCAGGGCCCCTTTCTCATGGGGCTAGCTACAGCTGTCGCTAGCATTTCGCTCAAGCGACCTGACTGATCCTGGCGGGAGAAGTCAAACCTGGGCGGCGCCCAACCCCTGTCCTTCAACCTTCTGTCTCGTCATGTTGCTCGCTGACGTTCCGTTTATCCCCGCCCTCTGGCTGGCTTACCAGCAAGAGATCAGCCAGGAGAAGTCTGGCTTCGTGCGCTCTGGCATCATCGCTCGCAATGCTGCGATCGAAGCCGAGTTCGCCAAGGGTGGCCGCAGCATCGCCATCCCTCACTTCAACGATCTCTCCGGTGACGCCGAGATTCTGTCCGACACCACCCCCCTGACCGCTGCAACCCTTGGTGGTGGCGTGCAGCTGGGTGTTCGTCACCTGCAGGGCCGTGCCTGGACTTCCTCTGACCTGGCCGCCGAACTGGCCGGTGACGACCCCATGTTCGCCATCGCTCGTCGCACCGGCGAATACTGGGTGCGTGAACAGCAGAAGACCCTGCTGGCCGCCCTGAATGGCGTGTTCACTGGCCCTCTGGCAGCCACCCACGTGGTGAATGGCGGCACCGCTGTTCCCCTGGGCGCTGATTCGATGATCGACGGCATTGCCACCCTCGGTGATGCTGGTCAGGAACTGGCCGCCGTGGCCATGCACTCAGGCGCGTATTACTACCTGGCCAAGAAGGATCTGATTCAGATGCCTGCCGGCGTTATTTCCCAGCTGGACACCCGTGTTTCGGCCCAACGGGCTGAGTACGGCACCTACCTGGGTCGCCCGGTGATCGTGGATGACACCCTTCCCCGCACCGGCAACGAGTACGGGATCTACTTCTTCGCACCTGGCGCAGTGGCTTATGCCGAGTGCCCGGCGAAGACCCCAGTGGAGACCGACCGCGACGTGCTGCAGGGCCACGAAGTGCTGGTCAACCGCAAGGAGTTTCTGCTCCATCCGGTGGGCCTGTCCTGGATCGGCACCCCGGCTGGTGAGTCTCCGACCAATGTGGAGTACGCCACCGGCGCCAACTGGCGGATGGAGTTCCAGGATCCGAAGAATGTTCGGATGGTGAAACTCGTCGCCACTGCTGCCTGATCTAGCTAGCTGTGGTACAGTAGTCGAGGATTGAGGTACTGAGGGGAGGGGCGGCTTGGCTCCTCCCCTTTTTTGTGCCTGGCTAGCCTGTGGCCACTTGCTTCATGACCAATGGGCTTGGCCTTTTTCAATCGCGCCCGCCGCCTCGCTGCCCAGCAAACTCCCACCCCCATCCCCGCACCGGCCCCCGTTGAGCCGGCACCCGTTGAGCCGGCACCCAAGACCACCACGAAGAAAGCCGCCAGCACCACCACCGAATCGACTGCCACCGATTCGGCCGCCGCTGCCTGATCAGCTGACCCCACTGGAGACTGGCCGTGTTTGATTCCACCATCGGCGGCAACGCGGCCACGAGCTACCTGAGCGTTGCCGATGCAGTCGCCATCCTTCAATCCCTGCCGCAAAGCGGTGCGGTGACGGACTGGCTGGCCCTGACCGAGCAACAGAAAGAGCAGAGCCTCACCGGCGCCACCATGGTGCTGGACCCCCTCAGCTGGAAAGGCGTGGTCTGTTCGTGCGAACAACGACTCGCCTGGCCCCGTCAGCTTGCCGGCTGTGGCTGCCCCGTCAGCAGCTGCGGCGCCATCCCCTTCGACATTCAGCTGGCCTGTGCCTACCTGGCATCGGAAGTGGGTGCGTCCGGCGGTGGCTTTGTCGGCAGCACCGGCGGTTCCACCGGCAGCAGCGGCGGCTTGGACGACTACTCCCGTGTGACCATCGGGCCGATCACGGTCGAGATGAAGCCGGAGTCGGAGACCTCCAAGGCCGGCACCAACGTCGGCCGGCTGCCCGCCTTCGTTGCCGATCTGCTCAAGACCTACCTCAACGGGGCCACCGGCATGTCGCAAGCGTGCCTCACTCGTGGCTCCACGCTTGGGCTGCGCCGTGGCTTCAGCCCAGCTCCGGCCTGGACTGGCACCATGCAGTTCGGCTGGACGCCTGAAGGTCGCCGGGTGGTCATGCCTCGCCCTGAGAACGGCAACTGGCGGACGTTTCAGGCTGGCACCAGTCACGGGGGCGTGACCTGATGGCTTTCGACGTTGGCAACGTCAGCCACCTGGAGATCAGCTCTCCCGACTACGCCGGCAAGCAGTTGGCCGTGATCAATGTCGAGCGGGTGGACACCGGCGCTGGCGCCCTCAACGCGGCGATCATGCCGCTGCCCGTGCAGCTGCTGACGCAGTTCGGCACGCCAGCCAAGATTTACTCTCGGGCCACGGGCGGGTACAGCCCGGCGACGGGCGAAGTCACCGTCAACGCTGATCCCACCGTTGAAGCGATGGTCTATCCCGAGGCCTACACCCTCAAGGAGTGCGAAGAGATCCCCGGCGTGTGGCAAGGCGACGTGAAGGTCTATGTGCCGGGGCAGTCCATGGGGTTCACCACGGTGGCGCTGCTGCTGATGCAGTGCCGCGAACAGGGAGTCTGAGATGGCCAATCGACCCATCCGCAACATCGGCCGCGACCTCCGGGCCCGCTTTGAGCGGGACGTGAAGCAGTCGGTTTCCAATGCTCACCGTGACGTGATCGCTCGCAGTCCTGTGGACACCGGGCGGTTCCGCAGCTCCTGGATTCACAACGAGGATGGCGACACGAACGAGATGACGCCAGAGAACAAGGCCGGGCGGTATCCGCAGCGTCCGCCGGTGGCGCCTGCCCAGGTGGACGCCAAGAAAGAGCAGCTGCTGATCAACAACCTGCCCTACGCCACCCGCCTGTGCATGGAGGGGTGGTCAAAGAAGGCGGCGCCGGACTGGTTCACCAGCATTGGCCAGAGGTGGCAGACGGGCCAATACTTCGCTCAGGCCAACCGGGAGTCTGGGGATGCTTGATCTTGACCGGATTCGCGGCGACATCGAGGGGACGTTCGCGGCGGTGTTCAATCCTCCGGCCTTCGATGCTGCGGCGAGCTATGTGGCCGGCGATCGTGTCAACGTGAGCGGGATGGTCTGGCGGGCGGTTACGCCAACGCCAGGCGATGCTCCTGTTTCACCTCTCTGGGAGGTGGAGGGGGAAGCAGTCGCTTTGCTCTACGAAAACGTGGAAGGTAGCATCCCAGCAAATGGGGCCATCCGACTGGTGACAAGCTGGGCTTCCACTGAAGCGTTCACCATCCCCTCCGGTCGCTCGGGGCGGTGGAATCGCTGCAGCGGCACCCTGACTTGCTGGGCTTTGACTCCCATCAACCGTGGCACTTCAGCAGGCCTACGGATCGCTGCGCGAATCCGCAAGGCGTTTCTGCTGTGGAGCAACGGTGCGATCGGCACATGCGGAGCACAGGTGACGATGACGAATCCTGACGGCCCCCGTTCGATCCTGCCGGCGGCGGGAGCGACATTCCACGGGCACGTGTTGACGTGTTCCTTGACTGCCATTGAGACCATCACGCCCGCGTTGCTGGTCTGAATGAGGCCACTGGGGCGTTGCCCGTGCAGCTCAGGAAGGCAGTCCTGGCGAACCGAGCACAAGCCCCCAGAGGCCTGAAGCACAGTCTGGCTAGCATCGGCTCAACCCTGACCTGGCGGCGCCGGGCGGGACACCTAGGGGGCTACTGCCTGAGCACCCGTCACCTTTGTTGTTTCGCCACCCTTAACTAGGGGCTGGTCTCCTGCCTATCAGTTGCTCGCAGAGCGTCCTTACGGGTCAAGAGGGCGCCATCTATTTCCAGCCTGCCGGAACGCAGTTCTGCCTCAGGGATTTCGCTGATTTCCCTGTTGGCGACGCGATCACTGTCCCCAGCAACCACGACTACGCCCTGGGTGATCCCGTGGTGTTCGCCGAGGAAGGCAACGCTGTTCTCGACACTGCCCTCAGTGCCGGCGTGACCTATGTGATCGTGGCCAAGACCCCGACCACAATCACGGTCGCCGCTGAAGGTGACGCCACCTACACCCCGATCACCCTGAACGGTGACGGTGGGACGGGCACGGCCGACACCCCTGGCGCCAAGAACCACATCAAGATCGACTTCGCCGAGTTCGCCACGGTCTGTCAGGTCAAGATGTTCAGCCTGGAGCTGACCCGCGAAGAGCTGGACACGACCACGCTGCCTTGCGGTCTTGGCAACGGATCCGGCAAGTACGCCCAGTTCCGTCGCACTCAAGCCGGCTATGCCTCTGGCAGCGGCAGCATGACCGTTCAGTTCACGGATGACCAGACCAGCATGGCCAACCGCCTGCTGGCCAACGTGATGCTGCGCAGCCAGTCTGGCGCTGAGGTGAAGCTCTACGTGAATCACGTGGCCAACGCCACTGGCACGGCACCTGACGACACCAAGTCGATCTACGTGCAAGCGCCTATCAGCATCACCAGCATGTCGCTGAACGTCACCCCTGACGATCCGACCACGGCCGAGCTGAGCTACAGCATCAGTGGCCAGCCAAGCAGCCTGCTTGGCATCGACATGTGACCTG